TTGGGGATGGTCTGCAACGCACCAGGCGTCGGGTTGACTGGGGTGACGGCTGGCGTGATCGGGCCTACCGGCGTGGTTGGCGTGACGTTGGGGTTGGGCTGAACGACGTTGGGCGTGTAGGTGCCCAACAACTGGTTCATCCGAGTCGTCAGATTGAAGATGTTGTTGTTGATCGCATTGATCCGCACCTGCGACTCAGGATCATTTGGATCGATCTGCGTCAGCTCCTCGTTCAGGGCATCAATCTGCGACTGAATTGCACGATTGCCCGCTCCACCATCCGCTCCAATGACAGTTGCGCCACCAACGGTCCCAGAGCCGCCGCCTGGCGTAATCGTACCTACAGGAGTAGCCGCAACGGCAGGCGTGTTGAAAATGCCGGGCGCAGCCGATAGTTGCTGAATGTAATCAGTCTTTAGCGCAGGCGCATCAAAGATGCCCTGGCCTTCACCGCCGAATAACTGATCTTCCTCAAACATCGCGGTTAGGAGGCTGCGCCGGACCGGCAGACCTCAACCAAGTACTGTCCGTCAGAAACAAACGTGGCTGTGTACCAATGGTTGGCGCTATTCAGGCTGTAGGTGCCCGTGTCCTTAAAGTTGGTGCCAAAGGTGATGGCGTTGGACGCCGTGCCGTCCGTAGTAAACCGCAAGATGAGGAGGTAGCCTGCAGCCGGAACCGTCGCAGCGTTGATCGTCGCTGAGGTGTTGGAACTGCAGGGGATTAAGCGGGTATTCGCCTTCTCCGCACCGAACGTCAGTGCAATCGTGCCGCCAAACGTCTCCGTCGTGGCCGCCATATTGATGGGCGTGCTGGAACCCAGCGTAATGCCGCCGGCTGACACCGTGGCCCCACCCGTGCTTATCGTGAGGCCACCGGCCACGCTGGCCCCGCCGGCAGAGACCGTGAGACCACCGGCCGTGACCGTAAGCCCGCCAGCCGTAATGGTGGCTCCCCCGGCAGTTACCGTCAGACCACCGGAACTAACCGTTAGCCCTCCCGTCACGGACGGGGTCTCCAGCGTGATGCTGCTGGCGATCATCGATGAGGTCACCTCATCGTTCCCGATAGCCACCGTGGGCTGACCGAGCAGGTTCAGCTTGGTGTAGGTGATCGGGTCCGTGGTCCCCGTGAAAGTGTAGCCTGGAGTGACGTTAGCCATAGGGACGGCGGGTTAGAGCGTGAAGAACGAAGGGCCAGACGATTGTGGCATTGAGCCATACGAGGGCATCCCGCCATACGCCGGCATTCCCATCCCCATCGGCCCCATCGACTCCAAGGAAGGAAGGCGGGGAGCCTGCGGAGCCATCGGGGCGGTGGGAGCGGTCGGGGCCATCGCCTGTGGGTTGTAGTAGGCCATCAAGTCGTTGAGGCTGGGAGCCTGCGGCGCAGCGGGGGCCTGCGGCGCGGCTGCCATACGGGGCATTGCCGGCATCCTGGGCATCTGCTGCATACCGGGGAACTGTGGCACCGGCTGGCCCCGCTGCACCAAATTGGACGGCATCTTGAACTGGTACATAGTTAGACTTGGACGAGGTTGGCGCGCTGACCGGGGCGGGTCTCAAAGCCCACGGACATCACACTGATGAAGCCCTGCGTGTTGGTGACCTTAATCCAGCTCAGGCGGCCCTGCCGGCGAACAAGCAGCGGCAGACGCAGTTCCTGGGTCATTTCCGGCTCAAAGCCACTGCCGGTCTGGATCGAGTTCGGCCCCGTCGAGTAGTCCTTCCGGTAGGCCCGGTTGTAGTCGTCGTTGGCGTTGGTCAGGTCATAGGCGGTGTCCGCCCACTTCCAACTGTCCGCCCGGCTGTAGGTCTGGTCCGTGATGACAACCGACTCCTCGCTGGCCCCCTCCGTGTAGGAGGCGCAGGAGAACTTGGGCCGGTTGGTCGCCAGATCCAGATAGATCCGCCGCTGGAAGTGATTGCCCTCCTCCAGCGCATACGCACGGGTGAGCAGCTCGGTGGAGATCTCGGAGACCGTCGTCCCGCTGATGTCGTTCTGGCCCTCGTCCGTAACGAAGATCCGCCCGTCCTCAGTGATGGCGTGCAGGCGTTGCAAGCCGAGGTAGTCGGTCACCTGCCAGCCCTGGATGCACATATTGAGGTCAGGACTGAAGTTCCACTCACCAAACCATTGCTCGGTGATGAAGTTGTAGACGACCACCGCGTTGCAGAACGTGCTGTTGTCCAGCGGCAAGGCCACGTACAGCTTGTTGCTCCAGTAGCCCAAGGAGATCTTGTACCCGACCTCCCAGTTGACCCGGTTCATTATCTTCCGAATGCGGGCGGAAAGCGGCAGGGTCTTGTGCTGCAGGGCGTTGTTGGTGGCCGTAAGCGTCAGCAGGTTGATGTTGCCGTAGCTGACGTAGGCTAGATCCGGCCCGATAGAGGTGACCGCATTGATACCAATGGCACCGACCTGCCGGGTCACCTCGGTCGAGGTCACGTCCAAAAGCGAGCCCTCGACGTTGTTCAGCACCAGGATCGACTTGTTCTTGAAGACGACCAGCGAGTTGGTTCCAAACGGGAAAGTAGTGACGATGTAGTCCGAGTTGCCCGTGTTGAGGTTGAACTCGTTGGCCTGCGGGTCGAAGTCGGTGAACGCCAGCACGTCTGAGGCGGCGATGCTGTCCTTACCATCCCGCACCCACAGTCGGTTCTGGTAGAACGTGGCTTGGTTGCTGTTGGGAATGCTGGAGAACGAGGCCGGCAGGGTGGTGTTGGGCACCAGCTCGAAAGCGTTGTCCCAGGCCCCATCCCAGCGCAGCGGGGTCGCGTCCTCACCCCGGAAGAGATACACGTAGTTGTTGGCCTGGACGATGGTGGATTGCTCGGTAACCCGGTAGCTGCCGAGGCTTACCGTCTTGCTGGCCTTGCCGAAGGCGAAGAAGCCCACCTTGTCGGTAGCCACCGCCATTATCCACGGGCGGTCCTTTTCGAGCGGGTCGGAGAACAAACCGGAAGCGAACACGCAGGGGATAACCGTCTCCGAGTAACGGATCGCTCCATCTTGTCCTACCACCAGCACCTTGCCCGCGCCAGTGCCCATTCCGTAAGCATCCAGCGCGGTGATGGCCGTGCTCTCAATCCATTTGGTGCCGCCAATGGAAGTCAGCACCAGCGATACATTGGTCGAGCTGTTGTAGCCGACTGCAATCGCGTAACCGTCAGCGGCCATAATCGACCGAAACGTGTAGCCGGATGATGCGGCGCGAACTTGCGTCCAAGTTAATGCATTCGCTGAGGAAAAGATTTCGCCATTGGTTGTGATTAGGAAAAACGTGCTGTTGTGGACACAAACATCTTGCGGAATTCCAGTCGCCGCAATTTCGACCACTGTCCAAGTTTGGCCGTCAGCCGAATACACTATTCCAGCAAGCGTTGTTGTAACAAAACGGCCATTGGCAAAACTAATGCCATTGGCAAAAGCCAACTCCGAAACCGTATAGGTGGCCCACACTAATCCATTATCGGTACTAACAGAGGATTTGCCGGATGCACTAATCACCCATCTACCGGAACCATACGCAATTCCAAGCGAACCCGATAGTGGGCCTGGAGCGGTGGTCACAGTCGTCCAGTTAATCCCATCCGCTGAACGTATGACCTCATCCCCAGCTCCGCTTCCCACGGCGATGAACACGCTGTTGGCAAAAGCAATGTCGGTAAAGTCCATCGCTACTGGCGAACTGCGGATCGTCCACGTAATGGCGTCCGGACTCGTATAAATGGCGGAGGATGTGCCCACCGCCACGTAGAGCCCCTGCCCGTAGGTCACGTCCCGGAGGTTCACCCCGGAGATAACGACATCATCCCACTTCTGCCCAAACGCCGCAGCCCCCAGCTCCGGCAGGCACACGAACCCACCCCGCGTATTGGCGTCCTGGGCCGAGAAGTCGTGGTTGACGGCCTGCTGGACGTTACCGGGGCGGATGTTCTCGGCCGCGTTGTACTCGTCTACGCCAATGAAGGCACCGTCACCGACGTCCTTTGGACGGTCGTCTTTCTCATCGTATGAGCGGTAACGGTCCATCTGGGCACGGCTTCTTAGTTCAGCAAACCTTTAGGCCGTATCGGTAGCCAGCGTTTTGGTGACGCCGTTGCCGAATTTGACCTTTAGATCGCCATCCGTATCGACGTAAATTTTGGCAACTCCAGTATCCGCAGCGGGGGCCGTCGAATTGGAAAGTTGCAAAAACGTACCAGCAGCTACCGATGTGTATCCAGTAATGGCAAGTTCACTCGTAAGGCCACCGTAAAACGTGGCTGTGTTATAAACTCCCACGCTTCCAAACGCTTCCACGTTTTGCATTGCCACATTTCCGTCTGGGTCAATGGTCACCTGATTCGACGTGCTGGTAACCCCGTTGGGCCGCAACGCAATGGTCGCGGTGTTGGCGCCAATTACGCCACCAGCCACCGTCAAAGTGCCATTGATGATTGGGCTCCCGCCAAAAGTAGGGCTAAATGCGGACAGCTTCTTGGTGCCGTTGGTGGCACCATCAATCGGAACGTAGTCATCCGACGTGCTTGAGGTTGCCGTGGTCAGGGCATTGATGCGTGTGTCAGCCATAACAGATTAGGGGCCAGGATACGGCGCAACCCACTTGAGGTTGTCGCTAGTTGAGGTGAGGATCTTGTCGGTGGTGCCACCAATCAGCAGCACCCCCGTGTTTAGGAACAGCGGGTAGTCCGTGCCGTAGTTGTCCGCCTCGCCAAGCCGCTGGCCGAGGGTGTTTACGGCACTGCCAAACTCAGAGGCGAGCAAGTTCACATTTGCAGTTCGCTGGCAAAGATGACGCCGTCAGTCGCGCCTAAGCGGACAAACTTTGCCGCTTTCGCCATTGCCGTACTCCAAGTGTAGGCCCGACCCTGATAAAGCCGATGCCCATTAGTCACGCTCGGAATACTATTGTCCAGTGTGCAAATTACATCGGCATCTTGCACATCGAACATCACCATATTGGTTGTATCAGAAAAACCCAAGAACTGAATCGGCGGAGTGCTAATAACCAATCGCTGACCAGTAGCGGCCGTGCCACGATAAATCGTAGGCTTCGGGTAAATGTTATTGAGGTTGAACGAGGCCATAAGGTGGGTGGGTTACCAGCTACGATTTTGCGACGTGTTGTGCGTAAAGACCTGCATCTGGAAGTTGTCGGGCTGCTGCCGCTCGATGCGGTCCCATTCGTTCAACTTCTTCAGTTCCGCCGTCTGGTAGGCTTGGGTGGCCTTGTCCATCTGGCCGTCCTGCACCAGCCAGTCCCCAAACGTTTGCCAGACGAGAATCCCGCCCAGGGCCTCCGGCAGCTCCTGCAGCTCCCATTTGCTCGGGGTATCCTCGGGATCTTGGCCTGCCGTGGTAGCGGACAAACATTTCCAGTAATCAGACGTGCCCGTCAGCGCCCCCGTCGTCCGGGTGTAGTAGATGTACTGGCCGGCCACGTAGGTCGCCGTGGCGCTGAACGTGTCCCCGGAGTAGTTGTAAGGGGCACGGCGGTAGAAAAGGTAGACCGGGTTTGCAGGATTGGTGTTGTACGAGACGTACCCATTCGTCCCCATAAATCCACCAGCCGTGGAAATCATCTGGAACCCCGTGTCCGTAACGACATATCCCTGCGGACGCGGGTAGGTCACCATCGCCGGGTTGTCCACCCAGGCTTGGAACAGGACGTCGATCACCTTCTCGCCCGTCTGATCGTAGGGGACGATGAACTGGTTGGGAGAGACGTTGGTCTGCTGCACCATCAGGGCGCCCCACACATACACGCCCTTGGTGATGTCACCCGCGTAGGAGATCGTGCTGCCGTCCGTCGAGACGTTGAGGCTGTACGTCTGCGAGGTGCAGGCGGCTCCCGTCGTGTACGTGATCGTGCAGAGGAAGAACCCGTTGGGGCACTGCTGGATGTTGGCCGAGGTGACGTTGGCCTGGGTGCCAATCGTCCCAGCCTGCACATTGAAGAAAGTGCTGAAGGTCGTTGTCCCGTCATTGACCGCCAGCCGGATGTAATCCCGGCCGCTCGGGCGGGCGTAGACGCTCACCTGATAGTCCGTGGATGGGAACCCGGTAACCGTCTGGGCCACCTTGTGCTCGCCCGTTGCGGCCGTTTCTAGGACTTTTGACGCCGTGGTGCGGTTATCGGCCGGATTGGCGACCGAATCGGCTGTAATCGAAGCGTTGGTGGCCGTCCAGTAGGCCGTCTGACTCAGGTCATTCGGATACGTCAGCAGGTTGCCGGCAAACCGCGCCTCGCCCCAAATCGACAGATCGGGCCAGTTGCCGGCGCCCCAGATCTGCCGAACGTTGGCGTTAAACAGGATGTTGATGCTATCCGCCAGCTCGGTGGACAGGCGGCTGGTCGGTACGCCGATCAGGCCGCAAATCTGTGCCAGCGCCTTGCTGTACGGGGTCGTCCTCAAGTGTCCTTGTTGGCGTACCAGCCACCCGTAATCCCACGGCGGGCGGGATTAACCTTGGGGCGGTAGCCCTTCGCGCACATATCGGGGTTGTCCTTCAGGTACTCCGGCATCCATTCGTGGACCTGATTGCCGTGCTGCTGCTGAAGGCGGAAGAACAGGCGGGCATCGATCTTGGCCGCCATCTGCCCAAGGCCATCGATCTTCGTCGAGCCCTGGGCCGCCATTACCTTGGCGTGTTCAACCTGCCGCAGACCCGCCTGCACCTTCTCGGCAGGCAGGCCCTCCTCCATTTCGCGCCAGAACTCGCGGACGACGTTCGGCGGGAGCGAGGTGATGATCTGCGGCTCGGACTGAACCATAAAAGGGGGTGGGGGCAGAGCCCTTGCGGGATGCCCCCGGTGCGGGAATTAACCCAGCTTCTCGATCGTCGTGAGATCGATGATGTTCAGGTAGATGTCCAGCTCGCCCGCCGTGAGGGCGGACGGGCTACCACCCGTCGCATTCGTGAACACGGCCACCATATTGGCGGCAGCGGTCGCGGTGCGAACCGTGGCGGTCGTCGGGACACCGGCCAGAACACCAGCCGTCAGCACCGATTGCGAGGTGATGAAGCTGTTGGTCGTGGTGGTGGTGCCAACAACGACCGTGAACGCCGTCGTGCCCGCGAAGGCAGTCGAGATGTTCACCAGCGCGTTGTTGACGGCCCACTTCGCCGGCAGGGTGCCGAGCGTGACGGTCACCGTGTCCGAGGACCCGGTGCCCAGCGCCACGTCAGCACTCTTGACGGTGAACTTGTGGGAGAAGCCGCGAGCCTGCTCCTGCAGCGAGAGCTGCGAGGTGCGGGCGCGGGAGATAGTGACAGCAGTATCAGCCATTGTGATTTCCTCCTATTGTTGAGGGTTAGCTGGTGCCGGCGAACTTGCCGAGACCGAGGGGGTTCTTCACCAGGAGGGTGAGGGCCGCGAGGATGAACCCGCGACGACCACCGCCGAGGTCCGGCAGCTCGTTGGACTCGATACCCAGCATATAGCCGATACCCACCAGCTCGGGGTCAATGACGTAGCCACGGGCCTTCTGCTGGTTGGTGGTGGTGGACGGGTCAGCGCCGTCCGCGATGCCGTTGAACAGGTCGGGAACGACCGTCACGGTGTGGAAGTCGCCGACATAGACGGTGACGTCCAGGTCGATCTTGTGCGAGGAGGCATCCTGCGTGACCTGATAGGTCTTCGTGGTGCCCGACGCGCCTTCCTGACGCTGGAACTTGCTGATCGCCCGCTTCAGGTTCGGGCCGGCGAACAGGGTGTAGGACCGGCGGCCACCGACCTGCTGGAAGATCGACTGGAACACGTCGTTGAACGCGGACTCACCGAGGGAGCCGGTCGCCGTGGTGTCGATGTTGCCGGAGGGCGTGCGGAACGCGGCCGGGACGTCAGAGCCGGGGGTGGCGCTGATCCACTTGCCGAGAGCGCGCAGCTTGTAGGGGGCCGGGGGCGCCTCCTGCTGGCGATCATTGTCGGAACCGATGCAAGCCTCGATGGACCGCTTCAGTTCGCGCATCGCCTTCATCTTGGCGTTGGCGACCTCGCTGGCGACACCGGCCACGTCCGAAGCCTCCTGCAAGCGGGAGACCATCCACTGCTCGCGGAACTGCTGGACGTAATTGCCGATACGGGCGCGGTTGACGGCCTGGTTGGAGAAGGCGAGGACGTCCTGACCTTCCAGCACGCCGCCGAAGCTGACGGGCGAAAGGGAGTCAACCTGCCACTCCTGATAGGCGTTGGTCATCCGCTTGGTCTTGGCGAAGGTGGAAACCTTCGGGGTATCCTCGGGGGCGAGGATGGTGAGGAAGTCGGTGAGATCTTCACGATCCCCCGCGACGTTGTAAGTAGTGCTAAGAGCCATAAACTAATGTTTAACGAGTTTGTTTGGCCGCTTCTCGGGCCAGGAGGAATTGGACTGCTTCGTTTGTCGTGACTCCACCCTTCTTGGACAGATGCTGCCGGAGGGCCTCAACCTGCGTCGCCGACTTCGTGGAAGACGGAACGCGGCTTTCGGAACTTCCAGAAGTGGCAACGGTTTGACTGCTGGGCGGCTTACTGGAGGGGATAACGCCCGGCTTTGTGGGCTTGGCTTTACCCTTCTCCTTGGCCTGCAACGCTTTGAGCCCCTCAATCTGCACCCCGATGATCCATTCCGCGTTGGGAAGGTTCTTCAGCCACGGCATCTGCAGGTAAGCCTGCTGGGCCGCGACGTACTCGGGAGTGGACTTGTCCTTCAGGAAGGGGAACTTCTCGTAGGCAAGTTGTTGAGCCTGATTGCGTTGCTGCAGAAACTGCGTCCGGGCAGGGATATCATCCTCCAACGTCTTTTCAGCGTTGATGATGATGGTGTTCAGCGCCTCTCGATCCAACACCTGTCCTTCGAGCTGTATGGGCTCAAAGTTGGTCTTGGCGAGCTGCTGCTGCGCGAACCGCTTGGCTTCCTTGGCCTGTTGGGCCAGGGACTGGAGACCGTTGAAATCCTCAATCTGGGCGAGTGGCACCGTACCTTGCGGCAGGGGGGCAATCGGCACCGGAGCAGGTTGCGCCTGCTGCTGTTGCTGCGACTGCCGGGCCACCTCCAGCTTAAGTTCATTCAACTGGGCCTCAAGGGCCTTGCGCTTGGCGACTTCCTTGCCGATGCGCTTGTTGATGTTCTTCTGGACCTCTGGCGGAATCTGAGAAGGAACTGAGTCTTCCTCGGCTTCCGTGTCCTCGGCTTGCGCCTCGGGCTCGGGGGCCTCGGGTTCGACAGACTCGGCGGGTGCCGCTTCTGTGGGTGCGGGTTCTTCAGCCTTTTCCGGCTGCGCAGTCTGTTCCGCTAGTTTAGCTTGGGCTTGTGCGTTTTCCGCCTGCATATTGAGCAGACGTTGCGCGGCCTGAGCTACACTCAGATTGCTGTTTGGTGCATCGCTTTTTGTCTCGGGCGCCGGGGGCGCTTCAACTGGCTGCGAAGGAGCGGGAACTGATTCGTTAGACATGGGTTTATGCCCCCAAGGGCAGGACAGGGCGGATGCCCAGTGCCATCAGCCGTGATTATAACCCGCCCCTATGTCAAGCGGTATTAGACCGCCTTATGGCATCTCGTCCCTCACTGCCTGCTGCACCTGCGTCGCCACATAGTCATCAAACAGGTTGATGATCGCCTCGTAGGCCCGCAGTTCGCCAATGGCGGCAGCGGTCAGCTTCTCATCCCCCACGGTCACGTCGTTCATCAAATCCAGCATCGTGTTGCGCTGGATCTCCCGCAGGTGGTCGATGAACTCCTGAAACGCCTCGGTAGGCGCAAGGCGCACCAAGGAGACCTGGAGCAGTTCGACCCGTTCGCGGGCGGTGAGGAGATTGCGTTTACGAGGAGGCATTACGAGGAGAGGTGGTGGCCGGCATCGGACCCGGCATCTGGGCACCCAGCCGGCCAATGGTGGCGTTCTGCTGCTGCTGCTCTTGGAACTGGTACTGCTTGGCGCGGGCGTCGATGCGCTCGCGGAACGCCTGATCTTGGCTGTACCGCTGCTGGACATCCGGCTGCTGGAGGTACTGCTGGATGACCTGGAGGCCGAGCTGCGGCGGCGTGCCAATGCGGATGTTTTTCGGGATGCCGGCAAAGATCTGCGCCAGATCCTGCTGCTCATCGTTGACCACCTGCTGCTGGCCCGCCTTGACCGGACGGATGATGCGCTCGGCGATGTTGGGATCGATGGAGGAGACGAATGCCTGGAAGAGCGCCGACCAATCGCAGACGCCATCGCGGTCGAGGGACTGCGCGCCTTGGATGATCGCGGTCCACTTTTCGGCCATCGACTTAAAGTCGGTACTCTGAACGTCCCACGACAGGTAGAAGTCAAACTCCTCGTTCACGTCCCCCTTCTCAAACATCATCGTGTCCGCGTCCTTGACGCCCATCACGCGGAAGACGACCTGCTCTTTGCCGTACTGCTTGTAGAGCTTCCAGATCTGGCGAAAGCTCTTGGACAGGCAGGTGAGGAACTTGTTGATCTCCCACTGATTGTAGATCGGGTCAACCGAGGGATCGCCTTTCTGGGCGGCAAAGCCGTTGTACTCCTTGAACGACGACTCCAAGAGCGACTCGGAGTTCTCCGTGTTCATATCCGGGATCGGCCGGTCGGCGTAGTGATACTCGTTGGGCCGGCGCTCGGAAATGAGTGCGCCCGGACCCCAGCGGCCCGGTGGGCGGCCCTGCGGGTAGCAGATGGGCGGAAGGATGGCCAGCGACGCGGCGTCGATGCGGCTGTCCTTGTGCGCCTTGATCTGATCCTGCCACGGCTTGCCCGGCTCGGGAACGCCCCGGCTGTCGTGCAGCTTGCGGCTCAGGTACTCGCGGCGATAGAGGACAAACGGATACTCGCCGTGGGCGTAGCCCAAGAGGCCGTGCTTGGCGAAGCCCGACTGCTTGTCATCCGGAGGCATCTGCGGGTTGAAGACCGTGCAGTAGATGCCTGGCACACCATCCTCGTCGGACAACCGCTGGTAGGCGTAGACGATGCCGATCTTGTCGGTAAACCGCTGCTGCGTGTAGACGAACGAACGGCTGATCGGCTGCGTGTACTCGGAGGGGCTGATGGTGATCAGCCGGCCGCGCTGCGTCTCAATCGCCTTCTCCACCCAATCCTTGTCCCAGCCGTCATCGCGCACCAACTGCCGAAGTTGCTCGGCGGTAAAGTACTCGACGCGGTAGATGCCGGGCACCCGCTCCAGATCCAACGAGAAGGACGGGATAAACAGGTTTTCATCCAGGTTGAACGCCCGCAGGACGGGATAGGACCGCTCCGGCCCCTCGACCGGCACCGTCGTCTCACCCGTCTTCCGCAGCTCCTTCAGCATCTTGGTCGCCTTGGCCCGGCTGCAGCCATACTGCTCCTCAAAGATGGACTTCAAGTCCTCCTCCGCCGCCTTGTCCTCGATCAGGGCAACGATGTCGATCTGCGGGAACTGGAGCTGCAGATCCTCCAGCCGGACGTTGACCAGCACCTTCTCCCGGCGCTTTTCCCAGAACTGGCCCATCACCGCCAGTCCCTTCTCGTTCATATAGTTGGCCGCAATCTCCACCTCCCGATGCACCTCGGGGATCTGCGTCTGGATCAGCCAGCGCATAAAGTTGGTCACCAGATTGGACCGCTCCATATCATTGGTGCCCACCGGCACCGCCGACAGGTTGGCCCGCTGGAAGGCCATACACTCCATCGCCACCTTCTTGTTGATGATGTTATCAACGAGGAAGACGCGCAGGTCGGACGCGCCGTCCCAGGGCGTCGGGCTCGTCTTACTGCCCTCGCGGGAATGTTTCTTTCCGTCCGCCGACTGGCCGTTCCAGATGGCGTACCGGGTCTGGTAGTTGACGCGGCACTGATCGACGTAGGGCTGGTTGTCGGCAACGCAGTCCTCAAAAGCCTTGCAGATCAGGTTAAAATCAGGAGCGTTGTCGCCGGACGGGGCCAGTTGCAGACTCGGATCGTTGGGGACGGAAGTCTGGAGGGAGTCGATGGAACTCATTGCTTAGGGCGCTATGCGTAAGCCCCTTCCAAGGCAAGTTAATAGCTCCACGTCCGGTTGTCGGTTTGCTGCATCGCCTGCGGGTCCATAAACTCGCAATTGGCGACCAGCAGATACCGCAGGCAGTCAATGGGGTCTTTGGTCGCCTCCTCCTTGCCGCCCTTGGCTGTATACTCACTCATTGAGTAGATCAGGTTCTGGCAGCGGTCGGAGATGTACAGGCGCGGCCCGTTGAGGGCGGTGATGGGCTTGTTCTCATCGTAGGACAGGAGGCCGTTGATGAGCTGCAGGCCGTTCTCGATCTCCACGCCGGGAGCGGGGATGAACGTCATTCCCACGTCGTCCAGCTCGGAGATGATGGTGGTTGCCCCTTCGGCTGACTGCCTTTCCGCCGCACCGAGGCGCGGGTCGATGAGCCTTTCCTGAATCGTTTCACCGTCCTCACATTGCTCGATAAGCTCGACGTAGTCACGGATGCCTTTCTTAGAGCCTTTCTGCGCGGGGCCGGGTTTGCCTTCGGCTCCGCTGCCGGGCAGTGCCCAGTCGTCATAGTCGGGCCACTCGCGGTAGACCCACCAGGTGCCGGCGGCGTCGATGGCGACCCAGAGCATAAACCAGTTCTTCGATCCAGCAGGGTCCAAAGCCATATACCGAGTGACCGGATAGCTTGGGTCACGGACGAAAGGTAGGGTTTCATACGGGATGACGTTAACCTCCTTGTTGAATCCTGGGAACACGGAAGTGATGGCCTTGGTCGGGATGCCATAGGCGCGGGCCAGCACCTCATCCTTGGGGCGGCCGAGCAGCTTCTTGGTGAAGTCGGATGTATCGAGGAAGGCGTTGTCCTCCGTCCAGAAGTAGTAGATCGCCGTGTTGGGCCGGGACAGCGACTCCTGCATAATGGGCAGTTCCCTGCCCACCAGTGGCGCGAACCTTTTCTTGAGGGTCTTCGTCTTGCCCAGGATGTCCTGCACCAGCGGCGTCCAGCCGGTCAGAGTGGTGAACGTCAGCAGGATGCGGCCGTGGAAGTCGCTTGTTCGGTACTGGAGCGTCTCCCACATCTTCTGCGGGCACTCCTCGTCGCACCAGATCAGGTGAGCCTTGTAGCCTTCCGCGATCTGGGCGTCATTGGCGTAAGCCCGGTAGTTGCTGAACTTGATCGACCCACCGCGCACGGCACCGGACAGCGGGGGCAGGATGCAGATGTTGTCCGTGAACCCGTTCTTCTGGCTGTACTGGACGGAGTGGTTCAGGCCCTTCTTGGTGGGCAGCCGGCGGATGCCGATGGGCAAAGCATCGTAGATCATCCGCTGCTGGTCCTCGATGCTCCGGTCCTCGTTGACGTGGTAGGCCCGGACCTCGGCGGAGGGGATGCTGCCGCAGGCCCACACGCATAACCGGCTGGCAAAAATGGATTTAGACGAGCGGTTGCCACCTAAGATGATGTGGTTCTGGTACTTACCCCAGTTTGCCATCACTTCCTGCCACATTGGCAGGGTCCAGCCGGCACCCACGGGGTTATCCAGCGCCTGCTTGTTCCGCTCCTCCCGGAAAGCGAGGTACTCGATCAGCTTGTCCTGCGGCCAGGCCGCCAGCTCCTCCCGTTCGGGGATCGGCACCCACGGGATGCCAAAAGTGGGCTGGAAATCGTCCGCAAAGTGTACGTCACCGAGTGGCATTGCGCTTTTTGAGGTTCAGAGCGTAGGACTGACGGGCGGAAAGGAGCTGTTCCCACGGAATGATGCCTTGGCCGTCCACGTTGAGGCCGGCGGGCTCGGCAATGATGGACAAACGGGCGTATTCCCGCGCTCCTTCGATGTCGGGCTCGATAAGCCACTCATCCACGCAGCGTTTGGTTACCATTTCCATCTGCTAGAACCGGCCGGAGCTGAAGCAAGTGGCTAAACCCAACCCTAAACCTTATAAGATGGGCTAATATCCATACAAATGCCGGACTTTGACGTTTCCGCCTGTGCGGGTGGCGGTTACGGTAGGGTTTCCTCTATGAAACGCATCCTGATTGCCACGCCGCTCAAGGGCGACATCCCCCGCAGCTACTTCAAGACCAGCCTGCAACTGGCTGCGGCCAAGATTCCTGACGTAAAGCTGGACTGGTGCCTCTTGGAGGGGCCGGCAGTGCAGCAGGCGCGGAACGAACTGGTGGCGTATGCCATCGAGCATCGATTCGATGAGATCATCTGGTGGGACAAGGACGTGTTGGCCGAGCAGCACGGCGAGGATGTCACGGCTGGGGCCATCCTGCGGCTGCTGAAGCACGACGTGGACATCGTCTGCGCCATCTACGCCACCCGGTCGCTCAAGACCCACTGGCATATGCACCTGATTCCCGGTGAGCAGGCCAACGAGGAGGGGCTGCAGAAGGTGTCGCGGTCGGCCTTGGGCTTCTCCAAGATGAAGATGAGCGTCTTCAAGCGGATCGCGGAGCTAAACTCCTGGCGCCGGGGCATCCTAGTCGATCCCAATCACCCGCCGCATCCGCTGCACGAATTCTTCCCGATGGGGCTCCAGGGGCCGGGCACGCCGGAACGCCGGCTGGAGGCCATCCGTGAGACACTCGGTGAGCCGGCCAAGAACAACGACATTATGGTCGAACGCATCAAGCGGCTTGTAGACCTCAAGTACGATGAGCCTAACGTGTTCGTCTCGGAGGACTACTGGTTCTGCGACTTGGTGCAGAAGGCCGGTATCGACATCCACGTAGATACGAAGCTGATTATGGCCCACTCGGGCAAGGTGGCCCTGCCCATCGAGACCCCGCAGCTTCTGGAGATGCTGTCCGAGCCGTGGCGCAAGGACGAGATCAAGGCCATCAAGGCGGAGATGCTCGCCCAGAAGGAGGCCGCCAAATGAGAGAGTTCACCAACGACTGGTTCCAGCAGACGGCGGAGGCCAACTTTGAGCTGAACCTGCTGCCGAGGAAGGCCCAGTTCAAAAAAGCGATGGAGATCGGTTGCTATGAGGGCCAAGCCACCTGCTGGATGCTGGACCATATGGCTTTTGCGACCATCACTTGCGTGGATACGTGGGAAGGCGGCTCCGAACACAAGGCGGTCAATATGAAGGCCGTCTGCGAACGCTTCCTGCAAAACGTAGCTGACGATCCGAAAGGCATCGTGGAGATCGACCACTGCACGTCTACGGTGGCGTTGACTGGAATGCTGTCGGAGTCAAAACGCCGGCTGCTGCCGGGCCAGAAGGCTGGCTACGACTTCATCTACATCGATGGCAGTCACCTCGCCAAGGATGTCCTTACGGATGCGGTGCTGGCGTGGCAGATCCTAAGGCCGGGTGGGTATCTGGCCTTCGACGACTACACCTGGACGGAGAAGCCCCGGCAGGAGGCGAACCCGCTGGACAACCCCCGGCTGGCGATTGATGCGTTCTACACCATCTTCCGCCGGGAGGCCGTCATCCTCCCGTCCACCCAGCACCAGTTCTGGCTGATGAAGGTATGAGTCCGATCATCACCACTCCCAGCCGCTACGAGGTCAAGGAGACGGAGCGGAAGATCCGGGAGGACTTGGAAAAGACCTATGGACGCAGGAGCCGGGCGCAGGCCGGGCACCTGCGGGGGCGGGTCGTCCAGCTCTACCGGAACGGGATGACCCAGCAACGGATTTCCGAGGTAGTGGGCATCAAGCGGGACCTAGTCCACTACTACCTCAGTCGGTCCAAAGCCTAAGCTGGATCGTCGCCCTTCAGGGCATCCGCCATCATCTGCTGGCGGGTGGGCTTGGACTCGGGTGGCGGGACCACCTCGGCTTCCACGGGAGCTGGCTGCGTCACGTCTGCCGTGGCGAACTTGCCCGTCAGCTTGGCAAGGATCTCCTCCTTGCTCATCCCGCCGTAGTTGTTGACCTGGATGTTGACGTTGGCGTTGCCCACTGCGGCCGCGCCTTGCATCCGCTGCCGCTTGTCCATTGCCACGGACAGGTTGAAGCCCAGGTTGTTGAGCGGCGTCTCGTCCACCGTATCCAGCATTCGGTCGAGGATCTTGTCAGCCAAGCAGTCCAGCTTACCCATCAGCCGCTGGTTGAACTCCTCGACGCTCATCCCGACCACCCGCTGAAGCATCAGCCGGTCGTCGCGGCTCACCTCCTTCAGCAGGCCGTGCTTCGCCAGACCAATCCCCTTGGTCTCAATCGTGGCCTGCGCGACTGCATTGATCAGCTTTTGAGGCTGGTAGCTCTTCTTGGGGCTGTGCGGGTTCTTCTTTAGGCTCATCGGCTGTAGGCAGCGTAAGCTGCGTTCCTGGCCCGTTCCATAAAGTCCGTCGCAGACGGGTTGTAGTCGGGCTCCGCCGCCGGGGCAGCCTGCTCCACCGCAGCCACCGGAGCAGCAGCTATGGGCTCAATCACGGGTTCGGGCTCCTCCGGCCGCACCTCCACGGGCCGATCCACAAACTCATACTCCGCATCCCTTCCATCCGCACTGACCCACACCCGCCGCACCATCCTCCTCTCCGCATACGTCAGCACCCGCCCCCCAATCTCCGCCTTAGCCCACTTCTTCTCCACCATCAGCCCCTCCGAGTACACTCATCCGATCAGCCGTTCGTTCGTCTACACGCAGCAGCGGTTTACCGACAAGAAGGAAGTATTAGGGATGCTGATGCTGAGGGGGTTAAGGTAGAAGAATGTTTGGGAGGGTGGCCGGCGGAGGTGGAGGCGGTGG